AAAGGTCTTCTACTTCGTTTCCTTTATCCGTGTAACGTGAACTAAATTCTTTTTTAATGCCGTACTTTTCTTCTAAAACAAGGTCTTGAACGTACGTTTTAGCGGTTTGCGAAAGGACTTCCCCCGCTTTACGCGGGGTTGCCATTATTTTACCAATTTGAGAAGCCCTGACTTTCATACGTTTTCAAGTAATTTAGCCTGCGCCGTTGTTAATGAAAATTGCGCGTATAAATCTTCCTTAGTGTATTTCCCCTGCGCAATAGCTTCTAAAGCCTTTCCTAATCGTTTATCGTCTATGCTAGGCTTTTTTGGTTCGTCTTTTACTTGTTCACCGCTTGCGTCCGTATCTTTGTCCGTTACTAAACCACAAATTGAACTAAGGCAGTAACGACGGAAATAGGTGCAACCGCTCCCGAATGATTGGTAAGAATTCATCCCCTTAAGTTCAACTTGCGGAATTAATGTAGTGCTTTCGATTGATTCCCCGCTTTCAACGTGAAAAAGAACGGTAACTAAATAGTTTTCCCCTTTTTCAGAATTAAGCAACTGAGTGAATCCTAATCCGTGTTTTTTTAGTAGCGGGTTAATCTTTTCAAAGATAGCGGGTAAATCTGCGTAAGAATACCCAAAGCCTTGTGTACCCTTGTGAATTACAGGGACTTCCTGTTGGAATGCTGCCAACGATTTAAATAAATGTTTCATAGCGTTTTTTTAATTTATTGTTTTACTTAATCTATTTACAAAATTTTGATAAGACTCATTTATAATTATTGATTTCGTATCTAAATGAATCATTGTTAAATTTTCATATTCTTCAAATGACCTTAGTCGTTTTATATCAAAGCAATACCGTTTGTTATCCTTTTGCCTTGTTATTTCAAAAAATAATATATTCATATTAATGTGTTAAATGAATTAAACCATATACATTCTTACAAAGTGTATTTTTTGCTTTTACGGAACGTTCCGTTTGCTGAGCAATCATTTCTTCGATTAATTTGTTTTCTTCGTTTATAGCGCATTTAACGGCTTCTAAAACGTCCATTCCATTAATAATAAAGTTAATTGCTCTTTCTTCAACTGATTTAGATAAATTTTTCATAGCGTTTTCGTTTTTAATTATACACAAATGTAATACTTATTTTTTAATCTGCAATATTCCGATATAATTAATTTGTTAAAAAATGTTAAATTTTATTTATGAATTCTTGAATAGGCAACAAGATTCCTTTACTCGTATTGGAATCCCCGCCGTTTACGTCTCGTTTTGTTCCTATATATTTTCTGCAAAGTTTTTTTAATTCGTATTTTTTTATCATTACAAAATGCGATTCACTAAGCCAATAACACCACCATTCCGCTTCGCTTGTGGCTATTCCCGAACGTTTACCCCTACTTTCGTATTCTACGAATATATTTCCCGTTTCCAAGCATTTAAAATCGCGTTTAACTTCTATTTTTTGTTGGAGTAATTCGCTTAATTGGTTTTCGTATGTTTGACCTACCATTAAATCAAACTTAAAATCGTTATTGAAATTCATTTATTTTTGATTTATAGCGTTTAATTATTTCGTTTAGTTCCTCCCGTGTCCATTTCTTTGTTTCGTAGGCTCTAGCGTGTAATTCTATAAGCCTATCCGCTCCGATTCTTTTTTGTATTCCTAATTGATAATAAAGTATATTTCCGTGTTTATGCTGATTACACGTTACACATTGCCCGTGTACATTTTCTTCGTCAAATGTTACCGACTTATGCCCTCCCATACTAAAGTAATGCCCCGCGTCAAATTTTGCGCCTAACGGCTTTTCACAACTTACGCAAGGTTTATCTTTGTCTCGTAATCGAATGTACTTATTAAAGGTTATTTGCGCTAATTTAAGCAGTTCGGGTAAGGTTTGGAGTTCGTCTTTCAATACCTTCTTTTTTTTCTTCCATTGCTTTTCCTTTTCCGATTCTATCCAAACCTTTACGCAATCCGATTCTAAGCAGTATTTTTGATTAAATCGAACGGGAGTAAATACGGCTTTGCAATTTTTGCATTTCATAACTCAAAGGTTAAAGTTTTCAGTTTATTTTATAACTCCGTGGTTAACGCTTTTATTTCGTTTTTTAGTTCTTTGTTTTCAACTTTCAATTCTAAACATAACCGTTCTAATCTAAATGCGGAGGAATTAGCAAACCTTAGTTCTTTTTCTAACCCGTCAATTATTCTCCGTATTTCGTTAAGGTCTAACAACGTTGCTTCCATTGATTCGATTAAGTCGGTACGGTGTCCGTTTTTTGATTTAATTTCGTCTAAACTGCTTTGCACCTTGGTTGCGGTGTACGTGGTTAAAACCTTCGCTTTTAATATCGTTAAATCTTCCATCTTAAAAAGGTAAATTAGATTTGTTAGGGGTTCGCATTTCTTTGAGCGGGTTGATTCCGTAAAGTTCAAAGCCTAAACCACTATTCCAATTGCATAAAACTTGTTCGCCTATGCCCGTAATTTTTCCTCCCGTTTCCGTGTCCTTTACTTTTTCGATACTAATCATTGTTTTATATTTCATTTGTTCGTGTTTTATTAGCCTATGTATTACTAACATATCGTCGCATCTATTTAGAAAAGCCTTACCTCCTTCAATATGGTCTTTTAATGGTGGTTTTAGGTGTCCTTTCCATTCGCCTTCGGTGTATAGATTTCCGCTTCGCCCGCTTTCCGTGTTTGGGTGCGTGTTAATATAAAGCGTTATACCCGTTTTATTCACGAATTCCCGTGCTTTATTCATAAATGTGTAATTGCCTTCGTAACTCATTTCTCGGTCTAACCCCGTAAAAGGGTCGATTAACGCTACATCGCATTCGCTTTGCTTAAATACCTCCAAAAGTTCTAACGGCTTGTAAAGTTTACTATTATCGACGAAAATAAAAAATTGCTCTAAGTAGGTAAGGTAGCTTTGTATTTGATTATTTGTTAAGTTCTTGAATGGTTCGCCTGCGTAAAGTTGTATTAAATCCCTTAGAACTTGCCCCTTTTGATTTTCCCCCGACCATAGGCAAAATTTAAGTCCGTGTTTTAATGCGAGGCAAAGAAAATACCAATTTATCCAATAAGTTTTACCGACGTTATCGTGTCCCAAAATTATGTTTACTTGCTTGCGTTTAAATCTTAGAAAGTTATCTAAAACGCAGTCAATGCCTAATCCTGCTTTTATTTTGCCCGCTTTTAAGTCAAGTAAGTATTGGATGGTATCGCCTTGTTTAGTCAGCATTTGAATAGTCTTTAGTGTCCTTAAAATTTAACATTTTTTGTACGTAATTGTACGTTAACTGCTCCTCGCTTAGTTCTTCTTTTTTAGGCAGCTTGTCCCAAAATAAACCTTGCCAACCGTTTTCTATTGAATTATCAATAACAAACTTACATTGTTCTTCCGTAAAGTTTTGCATCTTATCCAAAATAATTTCCTGCGTAGCTTCTTTAATTGGCTTCTTAATTTGTTTTCGGTATTCTATCCACCTATCCAAAATAAGTTCTTTTTCATTCTTTATATTTCTTATACATTCTTGTTTGTGTTCGTTTGGTTTACTATTTGGTTTATCATTTGCTTTTCTATTTGCTTTATCGTCCGTTTGATATTCTTTATAGTTAACTATTGATATTAAGGTAGTTACGTTGGTTTTTTGCCTTACTATTTGTTCGTCTTTTTCTAGCATTTGTAAGAACCTTTCCACCTTACCCCTCGACCACTTCCAACGCTTAGATAAAGTATCTAAATCGTAACCAATTTGCCCCGTTTTTATGTCAACACGAATACCCCTCTTAAAGAAAAAATTATCCGTGTGGTTTGCTATTAAAAGCATATCCACCCAAGCCATACTACGAGTAAATGGTTCGGAAAAGTACAACGGGTTATCCGTTATTTTCCTGTGTAATTTAATCCATCCGCTCATAATACCCCTCTAAAATTTCAATAAACTGCTTTAATTCCTCTTTGTTTAATCTAATCCAATGCTCTTCGGAATCAATTATTAACTTGCCCGTAAAGTCCCCAATGCTCAACGTAAAAACGTCGTTTTCGTCCGTTGTAAATTTTTCCTCTTGTAATAACATAACTTAAAATTTTAATCAATAAAAAACCCTCGTAAATCCATCGGCTTCCACTTCGATTTCATTACAAGGGTCAATAACTTCTTTAAGGTTCTATAATGTGGAAGGCGAACCCGAATACAAATATAACTATTCTTCCGTTAACTTGTACTCATTTCGTAAAATTCTTCGTTGAATTTTTTCTAACCTTCTTACCGTGGTGCATTCAAGAATTTCGGAAATTAGGTCTTCCATATTTCTAACAACGGGGTTGCTTTCTAATTCCTCGCGTATTTCGGCAACGTCTGCTAAATAATATTTGTCTTCAATTTCTTCGTAATATTTTGCGTTTCGAACGTTGTGTAATACGGTAGCGTGGTTCATTTTAAACATCCTTGCGATTCTTGTAACGCTTAATCCGTGTTTGCTTAGTCGGCTCATTAAAAACGCTCTTTGATGCACTAAATATTGATTTCTGCAACGTCTACGTAGGTTGTATTTTATTATTAAATGTTCGGCTTGTTCTATCATAAATTTTCTATTTCTTTTTTAACGTTTTCCCAATACTCGATTAAATCATAAATTGTTTTACTTGGTGTTAGGTTTTTAATATGTTCTAAATTATTTAGCATTTCGTTAGTAAAATTTACGCAAATTGAAACCTTGTTAAACTTGACGATTAAATAAATTGCTTTTTCTTTTGCGGTCATAACTCACGAATTTTAATTATTAATTTTTCCCAAATATCCAAACGCCTAACTGCATCAATTTTGTCGTAAGCCGTTATCGTTATCCGTGTTTTCATTGGTTTGCTCTTTGCGAACTTCCGACTCCAATATAGTATTTCGTATAATTTCATTTTTTGCCTCTATTACTTTACAATAATGTTTCCAATTAAAATGCCCACCTTTTACAAATGCCCCGCCTCCGTGACACCACCAATAAACCTGCGCGCCTAATTCCATCTGTTGCTTTTCCATTCGTCTATTTTTTCGTTTTCTAAATCGTCCAATCTTTCTTGTAACATCTTTTCCCAAAGCATTAAATTATTTGCTTCGTTTGCGATTGCATCCGCTAAATTTAACTCTTCGTCGAACGTAAGTTTACAAGGTAATTCGCATTCGTTAGCATCAAACCAAGCGGTTATGTTTTCGGTTTCAACTTCAAACCCTCCGTCGAAGTCGGGAGAGAGCGTGAATAAACACGAACCCCAAATATCCGTTCCGTTTCTTTCAAAGTAAAAATTACAACAATCGTTTTCTAATTCTATTTGCCAACTCATAATAAAAAAATTAAAAGGTAATACAATAAAAATGGCATCGCAACCAATAATAAAGTCGAAAGTAAAAAATCTTTAATCATTGTTCAAATTTAAGCGGGTTAATAATTCTTCGATAACTAACCAACGTTCGATTGCTCTTTGGGTGTCGGTGTCTAAATGTCCGAATGCGTCGATATTTTCCTGCATCGTTTCGCGTAGTTCTTGCTCGTAGGCTTTAATAATTGTTTCCATAGCGTTTTTTTAATTGTTTAGTGAATAACTATACGCAAATATAAATACTAAGTTTCAATTGACCAAACTTTTTCAAAACTTTTTTTCGATTTTCAACAAAATAATTTGTAACACGTTGATTAACAAGAGTTTTTAAGACATAAAAAAAGGGGTATTTCTACCCCCCCCTTAACGCTATGTTGCTAAATTACAACGGAAATTTGAAACTATCTATGTTCTTTATCAACGAATTTTCAACTTCTTTGCATTCTATTTTTAAGATTCGACCTCCTAACGGCTTAACGGGCGCGCCTCGTTCGACGTGCCAACCGTGAGAACCATCGCCGTATTCCTCTTTATAAGTACCCGTAAGCATCGAATGAATGTACTTTTGTTTAACAGAATAACCCAACTTGGCATTATGGTTAAGGCATTCCCTTACGTCATTACGTGCGCTATTTTCGTGAATGTGTCCCATCGTAAAAACGTCGAAATCTTCGTACATTTCCAAAGCGCGTGTAAGATTTAACGCTCCTTTAGTAACTACGCCGCCTCCGCCGCTCCCGTGGAAATACTTAATTTTCGTGCTTAACGAAACGGTTGAATGGAACATTTGTCGAATAATTATCCAACCACCGTAGCCCCCCGTATAAACTGAAGTACCATTTTTGTAGTTTAGTAGGTCCACAAATCTTTGCAGTAAGTCGGTTTCTTGGTATTTAATTACTCCCGTTTCGTGGTTTCCGTAACCGATAACTTTAATGATTTCCGCGTAAGGGGAAAACCATTCAACCGCAGTTTCTACAATCGAATCTAAATACCTTCCGTTGTTGTGTTCGGTTCTAATGTCCGATTTATTGCGTCGATTATCGCCGCGTCCTTGCATTAAACAAAAGAAATCCCCGTTTATTACTACGGGAATATTATTCGACTTGCAAAATTCTAAATGCCTCTTTAATAAATCGCGCTCGCATTTTGGGTTGTCCCAATGGATGTCCGATAACATAGCAACGTGCGCCGTTTTACCGTCTATCCTTAATTCGTGGATGTTTCGTCCGTGTTTTATTACCTCCATAATTTCATAAATAGTTTGATTCTACCAATAAAAGTAGGCGATAAAATGTAACGAACCAAAAACCCAACACAAAACGCCACAATAACCCACCACAAACGGAACTTATATTTAACAACTTGTTGCGCCTTAGCGGTCTTCCATTCGGTTTTTCCTTTGATTCGAAGCGTCTTCACGCGTTCTTTGTATTCGATTCGCGTTTGCCAACGTGTCTTCGGCACATAAACATTTTGAAATTTTATCACGGTATCGCGATACGCGATAAACTTTTCCCAAACGATTGAATCGTGACTAATCACGGGAAACGAATCAACGGTTGCAATTCGAATCGTGTCGGTGTCTTGTGTCAATTTTGCGCCGTGTTTAAGCGCTTTTCTTACGTGGTATTGTGCCAAGCGTTCACTTGAACACGAAAAGAGCGTTAAAACGCCTAAAATCGCTATTATTCGAATCATAAATTTTTGAGCATTTGAATCATTCGAGGACACGGGTAAATATCGGATTTGTCTTTACGTACTGAATTATGGGTAAATATGCCCGCAGTACCCTTAAATGCTTCTTTGTCTATTTGGAAAATTTCGCTTCGGTAAGCCTTTGGAATTTTATAAGTGTCGCAAAGGTAAACGAGTAATTGGCGGGTGCTTTCTATTTGCGCATCCGTGTATTTTTCCCAATGTAAAAAACCCTTGTATGGTTGTTCTAACGTAGTAACGTTTTTGGGGTCAACTACTCCGTTAACGTAGTTGTAAAATTTTCCGTTGCGGAACTTTAACGGGCCAAAGTTACAAATTTCAATGCCTACCGAACTTTTATTAAGGTTTTGGTAAGGCGCTCCGTTCTTTGCGAAATCCTCCGCATCTATTCCTAAATGCCACGCCCAATGTTTAGACGAAAAACATTGTACTATTTCTCCGTTATTAGCTATAATAAACGCCGTTGCTATCCGTGTTTCGTTAGAATTCCAAAATTGACTAACCGCCCTTGCATTTCCCCCGCCAGCGGTATGGTGCAAATAGATTTGTTTTTTGGTTGCTTCCTCTTGGAAGTATTGCGTTTTATCCAACGGAACTTGGATAATTTTACTGGTGTCTAATTTCGTCGCTATCATTTTTTAATTCTTTTGCTCGACTTAATAACCTCTTTAAACTTGCCCAAAGGTCAATGCCTCGAACGGCTTTGTAATTTTCATTAATGCTTACAACCTCGATTGAAATAAGTACCAACGAAAGAACCTTAGTTAATAGTAATTCCGTTGTAAAGATAGTTTTTAAAATGTCATTTAAAATAAACCAATCAATAAGAAAAAAAAGAATTATTGTTAATTGATATAAAAACATCTTAGATATTACCGCGCTTAACCTACGCGAACGAATCGGAACTCCGTTTTTACGGCTTTTCCAAATACCCGTTATCGTATCTAAAAAAATAGAAAATCCAACCGCCAATACCATTCCAGTAATTGGCATAAAAAAAGTTAAAACAATTCCCAAAAGGGAAAGCCATTTAGTTTGAATCGTCGTTAGTAAAATCGTCGCGGTTGCTTTCATAAGATAATAATAATTGGTATGTGAGTAAGCAAGCGTAAGCGCCAGCTAAAACACGGATGTATATTTGTTCGCCTTCGAGCAAAGCAATAAAACAACCAGCGTAAGCCAAAATAAAATACATTCCCGCAACTCCTTTAATGTTCATTTGTATAAATAACTTAATAAATCTTGTATTGTGGTAAGTTGTTGCCCGTCAACGTTTACCGTAACGTCGATTAATATAATGCCTTTATCGGTTATTATATGCGCTTGTGTTTCGCTTATTATTTCCGCTTCGCCTTCTAATAAATAATCGGTTTCATTCAGTTTAAAACCGCCTTTTATCGTTGTTATATTAATCATATACTTGCACAATTACGCGTTTAAAATTTCCATTGTCGGGTGTTGTTGTTCCGTTGCTGATTGCAAAAATCAAATAATTGTCAATCAATGGATTAAAAGCCGTTAAAGTTATACCGCTTAACGAGTAATCAGTTGCCGAACTTGTTCCAGCCAAAAACGAATTTAAGTTCGTTCCGTCAAAGAAAATATTCCTTTCGAATCTTTGGAAATAAACGCTTGTTGACATTCCACCACCCGCACCAAGTAACGTTGCGCCCGTTAAAGTGTTTGCCGTGTTCACATAATAACGCGGGGTTGTAACGCCCGACCCAGCCGTTTTATTAATAAATGCTTTAATATAAAGAGTATTATTTGCCACCAACGTTCCCGCTGGAATCAAAACGGAGGCGCTTATTTGAATGCTTGTACCCGTGATTGCATTTCCGTTAACGCTTGCAATCGTTCGTGGGTTCGTTTGAATAGCTAAATTACCGCTTCCAAGTAATGAATTTCCGTTAATTGTTTTGATATTTGAACCGCTCGTTAAAACGTTTTGTTTTCCATTTAAAGAATTTTGTAAATCAACTTGCGAACTAATTGTTCCAGTTATATTACCCCAACTTGCATTACCCGAAATTGCTATATCGCCACTTCCAAGTAAAGAATTTCCATTAACCGTTTTAATATTTGTACCGCTTACCAATGCGTCTTGTTTACCCGCTCTTCCCGCGTTAACTGCTTGGTCTAATAATTCCGCTTGTTCATCCGGATTTACTGGATATTTGCTTGGTTTAATGTTATTACTCATTACACGACAAGGGTATTTGAAACAAACGTGTAACTTGTTTCTGTGTCGATGTTAATAGTTAAATAAGAAAAATAAGTACCCGTTGCTGGTGTTGGTTCAATTAAACTAATTCCATCGCTGGTTAATCCTTTGTTAACTAAAAATTCATCGTTTAAATAAAGGTCTACAGAAATAGATTGAAACGTAACGCCCTCCGCAAACTCAAAGAATAAATAAATTATTCCGCCGTCTAAATACAAGTTTGGGTCTCCTATTATTATTGAACTGGTTGTTCTATTGTCTTCGTCAATGGAACTTATATCCGTTTCACCCGAATAAGAATTAATAACTATTGTTCCGTAACCATCCAATGCGCCATTAACCGCCGCCATTCCATAACCGCTTATTTCATCGTAGGGTTTACCCCAACCTATTTCGTTTGGCATTTTGTTTTATTTAAATAAACTAATAACTTTTTTATGTTTTCTTTGTTCGGTTTTCTTACAGTACCCATCCTATATTATAATTGTTTGAGTCGGGGAAAATATCGCCGTTGCTATTCGTGTTATATTCGGGGTAAATTCCCGCATTAAATACCAAATGGTCAATTAATCTTTGCGTGTAGTTTTGCGCTATTTGTCTTTGCTTTTCGATTAGCATTTCCAATTCGCTTTTTTCTACGTTTGTAGCGTTTTCGCTTCCGTGTTTAAATACCCCTTTGTTCGCTATCGTAAAGGCGCTGAACGGCAAGTATTCAACCATTGCCCAATGAATTAAACACGGCTTTACATACGTTGTAAGTAGGTTTAAATATGGTTGTTGTATTTCATCGATAGCATCAACCGTTATCGTTGCGTCGGCGTTACCCGCTTGTATCGTTAAAACATCGCCCACCGTGTAACCAGTACCAGCCGTGGATACAACATAAGAAACAACCGCGTTACCCGCCGTTGTTAAATCAACGCCAAACCCCGAACCCGTACCGCCCGAACAAGCGATTCCAGTTAAGTTTGTGTACCCCGTACCGCCAGCGGTTAAACTTGTGGTTGTTGGTATTCCCGTATTACTGATTGTAAATAATACATCCGCTTTTAATTTATTAAATAAATCCGTGCCTAAATAATTTTGAATGTGGATGTCTTGCGCAACCTTTATCCATTGTATAAAAGAATCCGTATCAACTGCTCCGTTAACTGCGGTATATTTTACTAAATCTTGTCTTGTAATTAGTAATGCTTCCATTATTTATAATTTGGGTGATGTCCGTTATTCGGCATATCAATAGGCGGTGTATTTGCATCGCCCGAACCGCGAGGGTTTGGTTGATATGTTTTTGGTATTGTTGCAACTTGTTCGTTACTCGATAATGCTTTGTCTTCCTTTAATGTACCATCGGGGTTTTTCTTTCTTTGGTATAATTGTTCCGTCCAAAAATGCCCACAATTAACACCGCCTTTAAAGCGGAATAAATCGTAAGGTTTACCCTTGTGTCCGTGTTCCTCGTTGATTCCTAAGTTACTCGCCGCGTCGATGTCTTCGATTCTATATACAACTCCGTTGTTAGTTCGTCGCATCATTTGAACGCAAAAATCACGCGAATTATCTTTACTATATCGCTCCGAATAACGGTAACGAACTTTATAAATTGATTTGTCAAGGTAGCTAAATCCGTTTGGATTGCTTTTAATTACCCCGCTTAACTTTTGCATTAACGTTTTTTTAGGCGCTAATAATCTGTATGCCCATTCATCAGCTGAATCGTTAGAATCGGAAAATTCACGTTCCTCGATTAATTCCCATACGTCATTATCGATTTCCTCGCCTCCTAAATTATCGTAAATACCTTGTAATGTTTCATCGCTTACATCCTCTTTTTTTAATTGAATGGGTGCGGGTTTTAATCCAACCAATGCGCGTATTTCGTCCGATGTCATTGATTCCAAAACCTTATTAGCTACCAATGGACTCATCATATTAATTGCGTCGGTAACTTTCGTTGCT